TGTCTTCTTCTTCCTCTTCCTCGTCTGGTACGCACAAGCCTGTAACTGGGTCTTCATGAAAGCCTTCAGCACAGCCTTCAGGCTCTGGTTCTTCCTCTTTCTCTTCCTCTTCCTCTACAACTTCGCACTCGCCCGTGATTAAGTTGCGAACTTGGCCTAGAGGACACTCCTGATATTCTTCCTCTTCCTCTTCATAGTCTGGCACACACAAACCAGTAACCGGGTCTTCGTGGAAGCCCTCAGCACAGCCTTCTGGTTCATCAACAGGTGGTTCTTCAACAGGTGGTTCGTCAACAGGTGGTTCGTCAACAGGTGGTTCGTCATCTATATCTAAAGCATAGCGTTCCTCTAGTGACTTTCTAACATCTGCTTCAGATTGACCAGTGTAGTCAGCCAACTCACCATCTGTAGGCTCACGACCATAGACTGATTTAAATATCTCCCTAGCTTCTTCTATATCTGTAGTAGCTAGGTCTGCTAAGTTATCTGAAATTACTTTATCTGCTGCAACTCTTTCAGCTTCTAGTCTTGCAGCCTCAACTCGCTCAGCTTCTACCCTTGCAGCTTCAACTCTTTCAGCCTCAACTCGTTCAGCTTCAACCCGTTCAGCTTCTATCCGTTCAGCCTCGACCCGCTCGGCTTCAACTCTTTCGGCTTCAACTCTTTCAGCTTCAACTCTTTCAGCTTCAACCCTAGCAGCCTCGACTCTTTCGGCTTCTATCCTTGCAGCCTCAACTCTTTCAGCCTCTACCCTAGCAGTTTCTTTTGCGGCGTCTGCTGCTGCTTTGGCATCTGCAATAAACTTGTCGGCCTCCAATTTGGCGGCGGCGGTTAGTCTCTCGGTTTCTTCGGCTACTGAGGTTTGATACTCGCCTGTTTTAGTGCCGATGTCTTTTGCTAGTTTAGTATTGGTGTTAACCAACGTATCGGCTTGGCTGTACAGATCATTAAGGGCCGCTATGCGAGTGTTGTAGTCATTGCTTATAGTGGCGAAATTTGTAGAAGTGGTGGTATAGGCCGTGTTTGCTGCTGCAAAGTTTTCACCTGCTGTTTTTAAATCATCTTGTTTTGCTAGTAACGGGGCTTCAAGTGCTTTTACTTTATCAATAACTGATTCTATTGTTAGGTAGTTTGAATCTGGTAATTCTCTGTCTCCCCCTCTGGCCGAAACCCACCGAGTTGGCTGAACATAAGCATTAGCTTTCTCTATTTCTTTTACGTAATAACCATAATCAGTGTTGTAGGCATCTATTTTAGGAGCTAAAGCGTCATGTGCTGTCTTGGCTGTGGTGTATGCGGTATCTACTGATGTTTTTGCGGGTGTAAATATATTGTTGACATAAGCATCAAAGTCTTTTTTCTTTTCGTTAATGCTTGTCTGTAACCCTGTTAATGTCTCAGAGTTTTTAACTAATGTATTAACGCCAGCTTCGATACCTGAGCGTAGAAGTGTAGAAGCTACGGAACCAGTAATGGCTTTGCCGATATCTTTACCAGCTAAAATAGCGCCAGTAGCAGAACTAATAGCACTTTGAACTAACTTGGCATCTAGTTTATTGGGGTCTGTATACCCCATTTCCTTCATTAGCGAGGTTGTTACATAGGAACTAACTCCCGCATTAAATCCGCTTTTCAGCACATCTTGGAACGAACCACCGCTGAGCGCGGTAGCAGCCGCTGCGCCAGATGCGCTGGTAACAACTTGAGTAACAGCTTTTACTGTAGCAGGCGTTAGGTCTTTGGCATACTCTGACCCGGCAAATTCCTTACCTGCGTAATCCCCTACTACGTCGGCAATATATGCCTTACCCGCCGCAAGCGCAATTTGTTCTATGCTCCCTCCTTGAGCCGCTGTAACCATTGCACTGGCTAGGTATGGGGGTACGCCCAGCCAAGTCAAGCCAATCGTGGCAATAGTTGGCAGGGGGTTATTGGCTATTGCAGTTACAGTCGTGCTTAACCCCACCGACGAGTCAAAGTTAGCTAACTCTCGGTTTACCGAATGGTTGAAATCAGCTAACCCGCGAGTAAGCGCGTTCCAACGGTCTTCAAGCCAACTCATACAAATTTATGGTAAAAGTTAAACATAGATAGCACCCTGAAACACGACTTCGTTGTTTTCATCCTTTTGTTCACGAACAATAACTTCAACTTTATTTTGTTTCAGCAAGTTAAAAAATTGCATATCTTGCACGCTTAGTATTGCAATTTTATATTTGGCAACTTTTAACGCTTTTAAAAACTCTAGTACGTTGCTAATAAGTTTATTTTTAGCATCGGCGTTAAATATAAATACTTGCCCCATATTATTTTCCATTATCTTAACTAAAAATAAAGTATTGTTGGTGCGAAAAATACGATATTTATTGGATGCACTAGCATTATGTAGACGAGTATAAACTTGCTTCCAATCTAAATTGTGGTCGCGCACTTCGTCACTGTTTTTGACGATATCCTGGGTAGTCATTTCAGCCATATGGAGTCCTACACCGCCGTCTTTATTTTAAGCGTTTGGTTGTTGCTCATCACACCGTTCTGGGTATCTCGGTAAACGTCCCCGATCCGCAAATTGGCAAAGTCAGCGTCTGTTGGCAAGCTGGGGTCTGTGCCAGACGTAGGGAAGAAACTCAAACCCGATACTACAGCGGTTCCGTTGGTTTGGGTAGAACCTGCCATTGGCCCTGCGTTGTCCAGTTGGTTGAAGTACAGACGCAACAAACTCAACAGTTGGTTCATGTAAGCAGGGTCGTACTCCTGTGGTGGGCTAGGTAGCCGGGGGGCTATTACGTTCTTTTGTGCCATTACCCGCCTCGTCTACCATCAGGACGGATGTCTATTCTTGGAGCGCCCATCTGCCACTGTGTGCCAAGAGTGTTTGAACTGATCTTCATAGCCATCTGCCTTGCCCTGATCCTGATGTTCAACTGCCCGTTGTAGGTGTCTAGGTCAATGGGGTAAGTCTGGGTGGCTGTGACTGTGCCCTCTGCGCTGCTGCTGTCTCCACCGACTGACTTGGGGTTGTTGAAACCAGAGCCTGAGTTCTGTAACGGCAGGAGTTGCATGGTCAGGCTGGGTGTCGTCCCGTCTGTGGAGCCGTTGAAAGTTAGATCAGGCAGCATCCTCCAAACAAAAGAGAAGTTGTGCCCATCGTCAATGTCAAACTGGGATGAGGTGATGAATGCCGTGATTGGCGCAAGGGTGGCGGTTACGCCATCGTCTACACCCAGTTCATGGCTAACAAGGTTGTTGCTGTAGGTGGCTGCAATTGGGTAGTCTTGAAGACCACTGTCCAGCCATGCGGTACGGGCCATAGTGCCGTAATACCAAATGTTTTCTAGGTAGTTGTAGACGATATAGCTGTCGTTGGTTGTAGAACCATTGCTGGGGTAGAACCACCACACCTCATTAAAACCTTCATTAGTGGATGCGTAAACCTGTGCAAACTGTACTCGGTCAATGTCGTTGTAAACATACCTGAGTAGGTCACAGCCAAGGGTTTGTAGCCGTCCATCGTACTTGTAGAACTTGTCTACGCCCATCCAGTAGATGGTTCCCGCAGCCAGCGTTACTGCATTTGGCCCCACAAGGGAGGTGTTGTCTGCAAGAAGCTGTGACCCCCAAACATAGGGTGGGCCAAGGTATTGAAGAGAATACAAAGCAGAATCGGTAAAGATCACGATCTCTTGCTTGCTTTGGATGGCAGTCACTATAGCGGAGCCGTGGGACAGGGTGATGCTGCCAGACTGATTGGTGATAGCAGGCGTCCACATGGTCGGGTCTTCTTGGTCTGACCATCGAACCAGCATGGGGTCTACCACAGAAGAACCAATATCATTTGTTCCAAGACAGATCACAAACCTGCTGGCATCGGAGACAAGGAAGAAAGTTTGGCTTAACGGAACCGCACTTGCGGATGGCAACTCTGACAACAAAACACCACGTTGAGATATCTTGTGTGTACCAGACTGAGTACCCGAAGTGTTGATGAGCGCCCCTGTGGGGGTTAGCGACAGGTTGAAGGTGGTAGCCGACACAAAGCGGGTGTAGTAGATTGTGCCCACCAGCAGACCTGTGGGTAATGCCCCAGAGGTCTCAAGAACAATTGGGGTCAGATCAGGTAGGTTTATTGTGGTACTGACAACGCAAGGAGTGGCGATTGTCAAGGTGATGGTGACTGCTAGGTATCCAATAGTGGCATCCCAGTAGTACAGAGGCCCACCCCTTGGGCCATACAGTAGGTCTTCACCAAAGTTAAATTGGTTCCAAATCCTCAGT